TTCTCTTCTCCTACAAGATCACGTATCTCTACATTAGCACCATCCAATGTACCAATAGTAACAGCACCATTCATTTGGAACTTCATGTTCCCTGTACCAGATGCTTCCTTACCAGCAGTAGAAATCTGTTCTGATAAATCAGCAGCAGGATATACCTTCTCTCCTAACTTTACACTATAATTCGGTAAGAATACTACACGCAATTTACCATCCATATCAGGGTCACTATTAACCACTTCTGCAATATGACAAATGAATTGAACAATCAACTTTGCCATATAATATCCAGGTGCTGCTTTACCACCAAAGATTACAGTTCTAGGAACATAATCTCCTCCATTTTTAATACGTATATACTGAGCTATAATCTGAAGAGCAAGTAAATGTTGCCTCTTATATTCATGTATCCTCTTCACCTGCACATCAAACATACTAGAAGGATCTACAGATATTCCTAAGGTATTAAAAATATAATTAGCAAGATTATGTTTACCAATTATTTTTGCTTCTCCAATCTTATCAAGTAATCCTTTATCATTACATCCTTGTTCCATCTTTTCAAGAGATTCCATATTAGTAATCCAATCTGGACCACCATATTCATCAAGTACTTCAACAAGTGCAGAATTACAAGATGCTATCCATCTCCTTGGAGTAACTCCATTGGTTACATTAGTAAATTTATGAGGCCAAAGATCATTGAACTCTGGCATCAATTGAGATTTAATTAACTCAGAATGTAGTGCAGCAACCCCATTAACATGATGAGAACCTACTGTAGCTAAATGAGCCATTCTAATAGACTTATTACCCCTCTCATCAATGATAGATAACTTCTCCAACATATCATCATCACCAGGATAATTAAGTCTTACTACCTGTAAGAACCTCCTATTAATCTCATAGATAATCTCTATATGACGTGGAAGAAGAGTCTTAAAGAGTTTAAGATCCCACTTCTCTAATGCCTCAGGAAGAAGAGTATGATTAGTATAAGCAATAGACTTACTAGTAATCTCCCATGCTTGATCCCACTCCATATGTCTTTCATCTACAAGGAGTCTCATCAACTCTGCTACAGCAATAGAAGGATGGGTATCATTCAATTGGACTTGCCAATGTTCTGCAAAGTCCTCCACAGGAATCTCCATCCTATCCAAACTATTAATCATATCTTGCAATGAAGCACTAACAAAGAAATGCTGTTGCTTTAATCTAAGAATCTTACCTTGATCTGTACCATCATTAGGATACAAAACCTTAGATATAGTCTCAGAAGATACACTTTGTTCTACAGAACCAAGGTAATCACCAATATTAAAAGCATAAAAATCAAAAGTTTCAGTAGCATCTGCTCTCCATAATCTTAATCTATTACAAGAGTTAACTCTATAACCTAATTGTAAGATGTCATATGGAACCGCAACTACTTGCTCCTCAGGCACCCAACGTACCCTATAATTACCCCTATCTGATACATAATTCTCTACTTTACCACCAAATCCTACAAATACAGACTCATCTGGTTGACATAATTCCCAAGGCCACTCTCCATGCAACCAATTATCAGTCACCTCCAACTGCATATTATCTTTGATAATCTGCTTAAAGATACCATACTTATATCTAATTCCATATCCAGTAGCGGGAACCTTTAAAGTAGATAAGGACTCCATATAACAAGCAGCCAGACGACCTAAACCACCATTACCAAGTCCAGGTTCTTCTGCTACATCTAAAATTTCATCTAATGAATAATCATACTCAGACAATGCTTCTTGAGCTTCTTTTCTTATACCTAAACTAATAAGATTATTGTTAAGTTGAGGTCCAATTAAAAATTCTGCTGATAGATATGCTACTTCTTTCCTAGGATGACGTGGAAGGTCTAACCAATAGGTCATCATCTGGTCTCTTACAGCATAACTTAATGCCATATAGAAATCATGTGGAGTAGCAATCTCAGGTCTCTTTCCTAATGTATAAAAAAGACGTTCCTTAATACCATTATAAAGATTGTTTTTCATTCCTTCCTTAATGTTTGAAGATAATCTAAGACGTGCTCACGCACTTCCATCAATTCATTATAGCACCCTTGATTATGAGCGCAAGATCTAAGTTTGCTGTCAGGTTTATGAACACTTTCGGTAAAGATTGTAAGCGCATCATTCCATTTATCATTTGATGTCATAGTTGGAATCCGGAAAAAGTATCAGTCTTAACGTCTTGTTTAATACCACCCACTACATAAGATTCAACTTCTGTCTCCTGTGGTGCTACCTGTAACCCCTTAGATGAAATCCAATGAGTTGTCCAAGGAAGAGGATTGTTTTTCGCAGGAATATCATACTGTGGTTTTAAACCAATAGCCTTAATCCTTTTGTTAGCAATCCACTCAACATACTGTTGTAATAATTTATCATTCAAACCTATCATTGTTCCATGTTTAAACAAATAATCAGCCCACTTCTTCTCCTCATTTACTGCTCTATCAAACATCTTATAAGTCCACTCTTCTTCTTCCTTCATTATATTAACCATTTCTGGGTCATCACCCTTCTTCCAATTGTTTAAAATTTGTTGGGTGAGTACAAGATGCTGGTTTTCGTCTCTGGCGATAAGAGAAATGATCTTTGCAGAACCTTCCATAAGCTTGAGCTCCCCAAAAGCAAAAGAGCAAGCAAAGCTAACATAGAACCTAATTCCCTCCAAGATATTAACATTAGCAACTGCCCTATAAAGTTTTCTTTTTAAATCTTTAAGTGTCCATTCTACTGAAGGAGATCCCTTAGACTCAGGCTTCCACATACTACCAGTAGCCCATTCCTGAGCATCCCTAATAAACTCATCATATGATTCTGTAACACTCTGGGCTCTTTCTAAAATACGCTCATCTTTAATGATAGTATCAAATACTTCAGAAGCATCTGGATATACATTCTTAATTATATAAGTATAAGATCTACTATGGATCATCTCCATAAAACCCCACACTTCCATGCATGCTTCCAGTTCTGGAAGAGAACAATAAGGAAGAAATGCCATGCCAGGTGCTCTACCCTGCACAGAGTCTAACATTATCTGATACTTAAGATTAGAAGTATAGATATGTTTTTGTTCAGGTCCTAATGTCTGATAATCTCCTCTATCCTTCTGAAGAGATACTTCCTCAGGTCTCCAAAAATATCCCAGTTGTTGAGTAGTTAACTTATCAAATACAGGATATTTAAAATTATCATATCTTTGAATACCTAATGGTTTACCAAAAAACATAGGCTGCTTTTTAGTATTTACTTCTGAGGTATTAAATACCGTCATTCCTCTAATATCAGATGGCACAGGATTCACACTCCTCTTCTTCTACAGAAGACAATTCATTTAATAAATCTTCAAGTTTAGTTTCTTCCTCTTCAACTTCATCAGTTTTCATATCATTAGTATTCTGATAATAAGATGTCTTCCATCCATACTTATAAGTTGTCAACAGATCCTGAGCCATTACACTAACAGGAACTTCAGAATCCGGGTAATGTTCCGGATTATAGGACCAGTTTCCAGAAATTGCTTGATCAAAGAACTTCTGCATAACAGCAACAATATTAATATACCCAGTATTGCTAGGCATATCCCAGAGCAACGTATAATTATTCTTAAGAGTGCTATAAGAGGGGACAACCTGCTTGAGAGGACCCTTCTTAGACTTCTTGACTGAGAGATAACCTCGGGGTGGTTCAATGCCATTCGTAGCATTGGATACAACCGAGGAGGACTCTGATGGCATCTGTGCAGATAGAGTACTATGTCTGAGTCCATGCTCAAGAATGGATTCTCTAAGACCTTCCCAGTCATGTTGTAATTCTGGATTACTAATCTCATCTACATCCTTCTTATATGTATCAAGAGGAAGAATACCTTCAGCATACTTAGTCCTACCAAAATTCTCACACCATCCTTTCTCTTGAGCAATCTTATTAGATGATTTAAGAAGGAAATATTGGAAAGATTCTGCTAATCCATGAACAGCATCCCATGCTTCTTGAGAGTCATACTTATATCCCAACTTAGCAAGATAGTGAGCAAGACCAATAAACCCTACCCCAAGGGATCTACGTGCTTTTGTAGCAAGTTCTGCTGCCTTTACAGGATACTCTTGAAAATCTATCAACTCTTCCAATCCTCTTACAGAAAGATCACAAAGTTCTTCCAGCTCCTCATCAGATCTAATCTTACCTACATTAACTGCTGACAAAATACAAAGAGCAATCTCCCCTAGATGATCATCTATATGACTAATAGGGTAGGTAGGAAGAGTAATCTCTTGACATAGATTACTCATATAAACTTTATCTTTAAAAGAAGAATGAGTATTACAATGATCTATATTCATAATATAGATCCTACCAGTCTCTGCTCTCTCTTTTAATAAGTCAAGGATGAGCTCTTGTGCTCCAATGGTTGTTCTGGGGATGGATTGATTATCTTCATACTCGCAGTATAGCCTATCAAAATCAGGGGACCCAAAACTCTCATACAAGTTAGGACAATCATGAGGGGAAAAAAGCGAGATGTCCTTATTGTCGATAAACCTTTGGTAAAAAAGCTCACTTAGTTGGATGGAGTAGTCGAGTTTTCTGACTCTGTTGTCTTCTGTTCCTTTGTTGTTTTTGAGGACAAGGATGTCACGAATTTCCTGGTGCCAGATAGGAAAGTGGACAGTTGCGCTACCCCCTCTGATCCCGTTTTGAGTACAACATCTGACAGTTGACTCAAATTTTTTGAGAAATGGTACGACTCCCGTGTGCTGGACTTCTCCTCCTCTGATTTTACTGTTGATTCCTCTGATTCGTCCCGCGTTAATACCGATACCAGCACGTTGTGCGACATATTTGCCAACAGCCATATCAGAGCTAAATATGCTGTCGAGGGTATCATCAATATCAACCAGAACACAAGATGCATATTGACGAAGAGGGGTCCGTACGCCCGCCATGATCGGGGTGGGGATGTTGAGCTTGTGCTTGCTGATTGCGTCGTAGTATCTTCTGACATAATTAAGTCTCTTTTCTTTAGGGTAATTTTGAAATATAGTCAAGGCAATCATGATATACATGAATTGTGGAGTCTCGTAAGCTTGACCTGTGCTCCTATCTTGTACCAAATATTTATCTACAACTTGCCGTAAACCAGCATATGTAAACAAAAAGTCACGGGAATGATCTATAAAGCTATTTGCTTTATCAATTTCCTCCTTGGAATACTTAGAATAGATATCTGCATCATACATATCCATCCCTACTGCAGAGATAATTTGTGCTTCAAGATGAGGCAACTCCCTCATTTTTCCATACAGACTTTTTCTAAGTGCAAAAAGTAAAAGTCGTGCAGCTACAAACTGATAATTAGGATGATCCAAATCAATAAGATCACTAGCAGACTTAATAAGTATCTCTTGTATTTCTGCAGTAGTAATACCGTCATAAAATTGAATGCCTGATTGAATTTCTACTTGACTAGCAGACACTCCAGCGAGACCAGTAGTTGCCTCTTCTACCATAAGATGCATCTTCTCTAAATTAAGAGATTCTTCTCCTCTACCATTCCTCTTTTTAACTTTAATTCCGTTACTCATACTTTCTTCCAGGTAGTAAATTGAAGGTTAGATTCTAATCCAGAATATGTATTGGATTCTACCACAGATTGAACATCATGCCCAGCCAATACCATATCATTAATATCTTTCTCATATATATTATTTGGCCATATCACAACTTTCTCACCTCTGTTGATGGTGTCTGATATTCGTTTAACAATTTCACGGTTGCGCGGCTCGTTATCATAAACCCAAATAGGATCGCTAACACCCCACTTCCTAACATCACCGTCTGAACCACACATAGCAATCGAGTTGCATAAGAATGTGCTATCAAACGGTCCTTCCGTAACGAAGACTGGAGCATCTCTTCTGATGTTATCCAGTCCATAGATTTTTGGTGCGTCATCATAAAAAATGGTTGTAATATATTTAACAGAGTTTGAATCTAGTGCTCTGCCTTGAACTCCTACTAAATTCTTTTCATAGTATAAGGGTATAATAATACGAGGATGCTCTCTAACATCCAAACTCTGCTTATGAGAGTTAACATACTCTACAAACCTTTCTGCATAATAAAATTGAGTAGGATCTAATTTACGTTTCTCGAGATAGTTTCTACTAATATCTACAGTAGAAGCTAAAGGAAGATCTACATTAGTTTTAAATATTGGTTTCTCAAAATTAAAAGTAGGTTCTTCTACTACAGTTCCTCTACCTGTATGCCCATCCTTAAATCTTTCAAAAACATACTGCTTATGAACGACAGGATCTATCTCCTTTAAAAAACTACTAAAGGTCATAGAAGCACCACAATTGTGACACCTATAATTTACATCTGCTTTTATTGTATACAGATATCCTCTAGTCTTGGTTTTATTTTTCTTAGAATCACCACAGATAGGGCAGCGAAAATTATATAAATCCGCTTTAATCCTTTTGAATTTTGTTAACCTAGAAGATACTACCCCAATATATTTGGAATCTATAAGATTCATTCACAAGGATTCTTCTTGACTTATCATAGTAGGTTGAGCAAGAGATGTCAAGATATTTTGACCAATAGGAGACACCACAATACTAATAATAGCTAACCCACCAAAAATACTCCACATCTTCTTTTCCATAACACGAAGTCTATCATCAACTTGCTTAAAATCTCTAGAGTAATCTTCTCTAATAGATGCAGCATGTGCATGTAAATCTTTATGGAGATGCTCTACCTTCTCAAAAAGGACTGCATCTATTCTGTCTTGTTTATCTAACTTCTCGTCA